TGCCGAGTTCGATGGCCGCAACGGTCGGGAAGATCGTGGTGTCGAAGTTCCCGATCAGGCTGGCAGTGCTCACTACCGAGAACGCGGTGCCTTCGGTACTGCCCCACGTCCAGCTCGGATCGGTCCACGTGGCACCGTCGACGCTGCTGCCGCGCGGAAGGTTGACTACCTCGATCTCCGGGAACAACTCGCCGTAGAGAATCGGCGTAGTGATCAGCGCTTCGTCGAACACCTGCGGCACCGCGTAGCTGCCACCGCTGGTCGTGTCGTCCAACAGTGCCTTGCGCTCGTGCTCCGCCAGTAGGCGGTTGTTGACCGGATCGCCGTGCTTGCCGCCGACACTACCGACCCACGGCATCTTGTGGATGGCGTACAGCACCAGCTCGCGGTCGTGTTGTCTCAGAGACCCGAAGCCGTCGCCGCCGCGGTGCTCTGCAAACCACTGCCAGCGGCAGAATGCACCGATCACGGCATGGTCACGCGCACTCGGCGCGTCGAGCGGTCGCCCAAGGTACATCGCCGGCTGACCGGCCTTCGGGTGGTCGCCGCCAGTGGTTCGCTTCGACGGGTAGACCACGCCCTTGTGCGTGTCCGGGTACTGCTCGGCAGCCTCGACCAGTCGCGGCAGACTCTTCGCCGCTGCCTTGGCCATCACCTCCATGCCCGGGTCAAAGCTGTTGCCGGCCTTCTCTTGGTCGATCTTGGCAAGCTGGGCTTCTACCTCGGCCGCGGCGGCAGCCTTCACCGCTGCCAGGTACTCGGCCTTGGCTGCCTCCTTGTCGGCGTCGGTCTCCGCCGGAGGGTCGGTCTTCTTCTGCTCGGGCTCTTCCGGCTTCTTCGCGGCGATGGCGGAGGCGAGCTGCTTCACCGCATCGATGACCGGCGCGTTCGCGGCCGAAATCATCTTGGCCAACTTGGACTCGACGTCCGGCTCCGACGTCAGCTCGGCGTACTTCTCTGCCGACAGCTTGTCCTCGACCAAAGCCCCGGCGATGGCCTTCTTGAACTCCGCGTCCGAGGCGTCCGACTTGACGCCAAGGTGCTCGACTGCCCATTTCTTCAGGGCTTCGGTGAGGTTCATGGAACCACTCCTTTTCGTGAAACACAAATAAAAAAGCCCCGCAGTCACCAACGTGACCACGGGGCTCGGTTCGTCCGATGCCCGCCCGGCAAAGTGCCGGATGGTGTGTTGTGTCCCCAGTTACATCAAGCGGCGGAGTCCCTCGTTGAATTCGCGGCGCCGCCTCGACCGGTCGTTCGCTTCACGAATCGCCTTCGCTTTATCCCATTCGTCTTGGCTAGCCGAGAGCAGGATATCCATGGTCGAAGGTTGAGCAGCCACCACGGTCGGCTCATCGGTTGCACTGGCAGTCTTCTCCGGCCTTGGTGTCTCGGTCGGTTCGGCCGGTGCATCGGCCTCGGTCTGCTTCGACGTGTCAGGCGCCACGGTGGCCGGAACTTGAACCGGCCGCGACTTGCTGATCCGCTGCGCCCAGCTCTTGACCCGCGGGTGGCAGAGCTTGTTCGACTCGAAGGCCGTGATAATCGCGTCTCGGTTCGACGGAACGCTCACAACCGATATCTCAAGCATCTCATACTTGAGGATGTGCCAGCCTAGCCAGTTGCCCTGCTTGTCGGTTAGCTCGTCGTACTCCTCGGGAATGAAGCCGTGGCTGATCCGCAAGACGCCGAAATCGATCAGCGCTGCGGCGTCCCGGCCGAGTTCCGTGTCGATGATCGCGAACCGCCCCTTAATCCGCTGCTTGGACCGGTTCGTGATGTCCAACAGCTTGCCGATCGGATGCGTTGAGTCGTGCTGCCACAGAAGCGGAGATCGCTCGTCAATGACCGCACCAGCAGGCTCCAGGACATCGCCGTCGCGGTCCTTCGCGCGGGACGTGATCACAGCGTCGAACACCATGATGGCGTTGTCGGGCGAGGCGGTCGTCTTGGCCTTTTCCCTCGAGCTGTCGACGATCTGCATGTCCTCGCCACAGTAGATAAGCTTCTCGCCTGCGTCTTCCAGGTCGGACTCCTGCTCGGCCGCCAACTCGCGGAGGTAGCGGCTCGCTGTGCACACGCCCCACCGTCCGGGACGCCCGTTGCCCTGCAACTTCTCCAGGATTCCCGCGGGGGCCGTTGCTAGTGCCGGCATAATCACCTCCAAGAAACGAAAAAGCCCGCCGACTGCCAACGCAACCGGCGGGCTTGGTGCACCAATACCCGAACCACAAAAAAGTTATTGCGGAGTTTACCGCCTGATCTGGGTCACGTGCTCTCTCACCTCGACCAGCATGCCACCCTTCCACGTGAGGCTGACACTCGTCTCGCCGTAGAAGTGCGTGCCGGCAATCCTCTGCACCTGCTCAGAAACCATGCTTCGTGCTTGCCTCGCGAGGTGTGCCGAGCTTTCCTCTTTCCCTGATTGTTGCCTGCCACCGTTCAAAATACAGTCCCCTTAAACTGTGTCAACCCCGATTGTGCACCAGACACCCCACGACACCACTGCCCACGCTCGCTTCCTGGATGTCCGCATGCACCGCAACCGTCGTGCATCGGCAGTTGCACCGCTCCTCCGGCGGCAGGCTGTGGTGGCCTGGATAGGGCACGTGGTGGCCGGCTAGCTCGAACATCCCACGCACCGGCACCACTGCACCGTCCATGCCGAGATGCGTTGGCCTCGTGTACTGGTCCTGAGTAGCAACCCACTCCTTGCCGTCAATCAGGCCGTCTTGCGCCAACCCGTCCATCGCAGCTTGTCCACCGGCATTCAACGCCCCGGTGGTCTCGGTCCGCGCGATCAGCGTTGCCCGCGTCGTGTTGCTGGCCGAGCCGAGAACCCCATCCTGGCCAACCCCGACGGGGACGGTCGGCCCGTCGCCGATCCTCACGGTCATGTCGTAGAGGCTCTCGCCGTTCGCCACGGCCTCGGCAAGGGTGTTCGTCAGCCGGCGCCGTGTCTCCTGCTGGATCTCTGGCCAGTACGGCCGGGACATGATCGTCTCGAATTCGGCACGCACCCCGGCGGCAACCGGCGGGGGCAACTCAATCAGCAGATCCTCGAAGTCCGCCGGCGCACGCCGCAACGGCTGTGCAAGTCCCGAGTGGCCAGCGACGGACTTCACGGCCGCCAGCCCCATCTGGGCACCCTCCAACATTAGTCCCATGATGACCGGCCGCAGAGTGTCCATGAATCGCTCGTGCCACTGCTGCGCGTCGAACACGAGGTCGATCAACTCGGGTGCCCCGGAATCTACGTCGCGGAGTTGCCGGATCACGTCGTCACGCTGGGCGGCAAGAAACGCCTCGATGCTGCCAGCCAACGCCGCCTCGGCGGTGTCCGCCCGACGCAACCAGACATCCACTTGGTCGGCACGGTTAAAACTTAATGCCTTATCGTGGACGCCGATTCGCGACTTCGCCGGGACCACCACTGTGGCCGGCGACAGGAGCACATCGTCCCCTGCCTCCTGCCAGCTATCCAGCCCCAAGAGGTGCTCGCGAATCTCGTTGCGGGTGACGGCGCCATACTTCGCCGCCAGCTCCACGTCCTTCCTGCGTTCCTCACGGTCGTCCGGTTGGTACGGCTCCAACCAGACATGGAGACGCTCATTCGGCTTGGCGAACAGCGGCGCCATGCTGATGGTCAACGTCTGACTCAGGAGATCGACCTTCGGGTTGACCGTATGGTCAGCGAAGTGACGACGGGCAACCGCGGAGCTCGCCCGGTTCGCCCCCTCGATCTCGCCAGCGATCATCGGGTTGGTGCCGTGACCCTGCATGATCCTGGCCTTGACCACCTTGCTGCTGTTGGTGAAGTCCATCTCGCGGTTGTTGTGACTCAGGACTTTCACGTCGCGAATCAGCCGATCGAGAATCAGCGGCTCGTCAAAGTGCATCACCCCGGCGTAGTGCCGCTTGATCAGCGAGTTGAGGGCCTCGCGTTGCTCGTGCTCCAGTAGTGGACGACCCATGTCGCCAGCGTCTTCGTCCGCGATGTCGCCGGCGATAATGCCAATCTTCGGCCAGACGCCATTGCGGAATGCGGCGGCCTGCGCCTTCTGGATGTGCTCGTCGGCCGACACCGCAGTGCCCATGGCCTCCAGCGGAGAATAGGCGTCTAGTGGGTCCGCTGGGCTGGGATAGTAGAAATACATCATCTCCTCGCGAGGCACCGTGATCGGCTCACCAGTGCCGCCAGGACGCACCTCCCACGCCACGTACGCCTCTCGCTTGGTGTGCTTAGGGGTGACCCATGCTGCCGGCAACGGCCATAGAACGCGGCGTCCCTTGATCTGCGTCACCCACCAGTGTTGCTTGCCGACCAGCTCCAACTGTGCGACCGTGATGAACAGCACGTGCCACCGGACCATGAGCGGGTTCGGGTTGTCGAGCAGGTCGAGCACTTCGTGCTGCTCGTACAATTCCAGATTCTCGCTGCGGCTCCGTAGCCAGAGCGGCAACGCATCTTTCTTGACCCGCCGTCTACCTCGGCCTCTGCCCGAGCCGGCCATTCGCTCCCGTGCCACCCTGGTCGGCAGCCCGGCGATTGTCGAGGCAATTGGCCTGATTGCCGAGTAGGTCCAGCCCTGGTAGTGGCTGTACAGCTTCTTTTCGTTGCTGCTGCCGCCCATCATCGCCGTGGACAATGAGGCATCGCCAATGACCACACCACCGCCAGCGTAGTCTGGCGATACGGACGCTCCCGTCGCCGCGCGGAACCGATCAACCATGGCGTCAGTCTGACGCCGACGCTCAGCAAACGCTGTCTCGCAGAACATGGCGTTACCCCTTGGTATTCTTCGCCGACCGGCCACCAGTCGCCTCACGCATGGCCTCGACAGCGATGTCTGCCTGGTACTGCACCCGGTACCGTTCCAGCGCCGTGGTCAGGAACTCCACCTCCTTGTGAGCCACCGCAACGTCGGAGCTTAAAACTTTTAGTTCCTGCCGTAACGTGTCGGCCTCGTCGCTGGCTCTGGCCTTCTGATCGGCAAGCGCCTGTCGCAGACGGGCGTTCTCGCGCAGGAGCCTTGCCTCGTTGCGAGACTGACGGCGCCGATTCAGCCACGTTAGCGTGAGGTCTAGGAGTCGCATACCGATGTTCTACCGCT